AAACTGGTGGGATCAGCAGAACAGCATGAATTCCTGCACGGCCCCGCGATATTCCGCGTCGTATGTGTCGGCCGCGGTGGTCAGCACCTCGACCTGCAGCGCTCGTGACGCTCGGATCGCGTCTTCGGCTTGCATGGCCATCTGCGACGCTTCGACGGATGTCGCAGCCCACGTGTTGATCTGCACGCGCGTGAAGCGCTTGCTCGGGCGATCACCGGTGACAAAATTGATTGGGGGGCCGCCGATAATTTGGTAGGTGATATACGGCGTCTGCGTCTCAGGTTCCGCGATCCCGGGGAAAACCCGGCCATCGACCAAGTCGCCCAGCACCTGGAAAATTTGCTCGTGTGGCGTCATCGTGTGTTCCTTGCCATTTGCTCGGCCAGCGTGCGCGTCATGAGGTCGACCGCCTCCTGCTTCTTCATTTCGTAAGCGGGCCGCATGAACGGATATGCCCGGGTTCGCTTGTTTCCGTACTCGAGCTCTGCCGCCCGCCGGTGCGCCGCCCAGCCGATCGTGCGGCCGGTGCGTTTGCTGACCGTCGTATTTTTTGGAACGAACTTGTGCCCGTTCTCGACCCAGCGCCAGTAATAGGCGCCGTTCGAAGATGCATTCCCATTTCGTACAGTGACCAGGTAGACCTGTTTTCTGCCGGCGTCGGATTCTTCTTCCAGGCGTTTGACAATGATGTTGTCAAACAGAATGCCGGTCTTTTTATTCGACAGCGCATTTTGCTTGGCCTGGTCTCGAAACAAGTCGGCACCGACGAATCCGATGGTGCGCAGCATCTCCTCGTCGACCAGGCCATTGACCTGGTCGACCGTGTTCTGCACGGTCTCGATGAGGCTTGACGGGTCGAAATCGATCATTTGGTTGCCTCACACACGAGAAACACAAAATCCCGATCATTCGAGTCGGGCAGCACCGCTTTGATGTCGTAATCGACCCGCTTGTAGCGTGCCTTCATCGTTGCATCGACATCAGAGCGAATCCGGATCCTGATCGAACATTTGACGATGGAGACGTCGGCGTCTGCGCGCATGGCTTCGGCGCCGGACTGGAACTTCACATTCGCCCATACCTCGGGTAGAGGCGTCCATGCCTCTGGAAGCCGCTGGCCCGCGCCATCCCGGGCCGTTGTGCGCTTGAGTAGCGCAATCCGATCGTTCATCATGCGATCACTACCTCTGGCCACAACAGCCGCTTGACGTGCTCATTCTTCGGCTGACCGCCGGACTGGAAATGCTCGCTCAAGCGTGCCAGGATGAAGCCGGAGATGGCATCCGGAACGGTCGTGTGGTCGGGCCCATAGCCGCACCGGATCTGAACCTCGACCGAGTTGATCGCGCGGCCCGTTGCTGGCCAGGCGCGGCCCGGCGCGGCAACGATGAAGCCCGGTTCACTTTCCCCGTCGACCTGATAGTCCTCAGGGTGGAGCGTCTGCAGGACCATGTCGGCGTCGTAGAACTTCAAGTGCACCACTTCGAGCAGCGGCGGCCGGCGAAGCGCGATCGCACCCTTGAAGCCGTCCAGCGTCAGACGCCAGGTCTGCTCCATGATGGCGCGGTTCGTTTCACCTTCCGCTTCAGTGGTGTAGGTCCGGATCGCACGCTGTATCTCGCCATCGAGGGGCGACGTGCCATCTTCGCCGACGTCCACACGTGCAGCGGTGCGCGCCTCGGTCATCGAAACCGCCAGTCCTGCTGGGGGAACAAGTAGCTTCCAGCTCATCGGACCACCGCCTGCCCGCTTCCACCAGCCTGCGGCGCGCGGGTATATTCCGGCACCGCCGGCTGCAGCTTGAGATCCGGCTTCTCGCGCCGCGCCAGATCGCGCTCGAGCTGCGCGCGCACGGCCGGCAGTTTGGAAACGTCGTATGTCATGGATCCACCTTGTTGAACCAGGTCGTTTTGTCGAATCGTTCGCCGTTCGCGCACGTCACGCGTGCCACCCACTTCCAGTCGTCCGGCGGGTCTTCGGCGACAGGGCCCAGCAGCGCGATAACGTAGGTGCGCTCGATCCCCGCCAGCGAGGCAGTGACGATCTCGGGCTGCTCGACCTGCGCCACCCCGACCAGCACCAGCACCACAGACACCGCAGTGGTAGCCCGGTCGATCAGTTCCTGGGTGATGTCGGCTCCATAGTGGCTGATCTCGTCTGGATCACGAGGAACCACCCACTTGTCGCCGACCTTCGTCGGTTCTTGCATGCTCATTCGAACCTCGTAATTCTGCTGCCGCTCCCGTCGAAAGGCGTGATGCGTGAGCCGCTACCCTCGAATGGGGTGATGCGGCTACCGCTGCCTTCGAAGATGACCAGCCGCGATGGGTGGATTTTTAAAATGTCGAACGGCTCCCCCGTCGCCGAGAAGCGCAGCGTCACCGAACCGCCGACCAGCTGCAGGCCAGCGGGCGACACTATCAGACGCCGCCGGGCGAGCATGCGCACGGCACGGCCGACCAGCACTAGGCTGGCAGACTCGACGCGCAGCCGACGCGCGATGCGCATGCCGACTTTGCCGCCGGTGAGTGTCATCGCTGCGGCCGAGACCGGCAGCGAGTAGGAGCTGGCCTCGGGCTTCGGTGCGTAAGGCATCGACACCGGGCCGGCAGTCACAACCATTGCCGCTGGCGTCACCGACATCCGGCGCGACACACGCCCCAGGGCCTGGCCGCCAGTGACACCCATCGCCGCCGGCAGCACGCCAAGCCGACGCGAGGCCAGCATTGCGACGTTGCTTGTCGCAAGCGTCAGCGCGGCTGGCGCAACTGCCAGCTTTCGGCTGGCGCGCATTCCGAGCTGGCCGGTGGCAAGCGTCATTGTGGCGGGCTGGACGCTCAACGAATAGCTGGCCGAAGTGGCCGCCACAAAATCATCAGCCGATCCGTCGTCGAGAATCTGCCATGGGTTTCGGCACCACTGGACAATCTCAGCGTCCGACCATTCGCGGGTGGACACGCCGAACATATACGTTTCGACGTCATCCATCGCCGGGCCGCCCTCTGGCCGCCCGATGCTGAACGGGCGACTGTCTTGGCTTCTGCTGGCTTTTGCGTTCGGGTTGCCCGCAATCTTGACGCCACGGCGCCATATCTCACGACCCTTGACTTGGCCCGCCACGACGACCAGCGTTTCGATCAACGTGTCCTTGACGTACGGCGCCTGCAGTCGACCGGAGCCGGTAGTCGCGTTGCCATAATCCCAGGTGATGTTGCTACCTTCAGGTGCTCCAAGCAGACAACGGCTACCTGCGCCGTTCTCATATCCGTAGTGCATGAAGATATTTCGGACCGTCGTGTCGCGGCAGCGCCGGACGATGAACCAGGTCGAGTCCGTGCTACCCAGAATTGCATTCGCATTTTCTGCAACGCTAAACCCGGTACCGGTGGTGACACCGTCGCCGCGAATGCATTGGCCCGCCACGCCGAAAGCAGAGATCACCGTATCGGCAGTTGCGTTCGCCCCGCTTCTGCCTGCGGGATAGTTCTTTGCAAGGGTGGCCCCCGCTGACGCGACCCAGACGTCGGAGATACCCCTGGTGAGCGGGTTGCCCCGGTCCAGCCTGGCGGCGCCCTGTGGCTGGTAGCGCATCCCGTTCATTGATTAGCTTCCCGCGGCGAGGTCTGATTCGAAGGTGACAGCGTTGGTGCCGTTGCCGTAGCAAACGGCGCGCACCCGTCCGATTTCTTTGTCGAGACGGATGCTGGTCGAGACGTCGGCGCCCGATGCAAGGTCACCGCCGAAGCCCCACAGATCGTAGATCTTGGTCGGCGTGCCGCTTGCCTCCGGCGTCCACTGCCAGACCATCTGGCCAGCGGCTGTAACGGTGCCGTTGGCGTTTCGGATCCGGCCGCCCAGCACGCCGCCGTTGAACGCGGAGACGTCGATCCAGGCGCCGACGCCGAGCGCGTTCGGCGCTGCCTTCGTTCCGCCCGCCGGCACTGCCACGGCGGCCAGGATCGGGACAGGCGTTTTCGTTACTGCGGCCATGGCTTATCCGATCCGTCAGGGTTATAGAGCGCAGCAGCGACCTGCTGCGCGGTGTATGGGTCAGGCTCGAGGCCAAGCGCGCACAGCGCTTCAGCGTCGGCCGGCGAGATCGCGTCGGGCCCGAACGAGCGGAGCGCGCCCTGCGCCAGCGGCGAGCCGATGCTGAGCCAGCCATTGGCCAGCAGTCGCACCACGTGGCGCAAATTCGGCTGGGCCTGGATGAAGTCGATCAGCCTGTTGCCAGCCTCGATGCCGAGAGTTTCCAAGATCACGCCGTACCCGATCTCGCGCCCGTTGGCGCGCATGCGCCCGGGCGAGAGCAGCACCGCGATCGCATCGCAGTCACGTGCGGCCAGCGCAGCGGCGCAGGCTGGGTTCGAGCGCGCCGCCTGACGCAGCGCTGCTTGTTGTTCTGGCGTCATGATCAGGCCAGCGTCAACACACCAGCGCTCGCGTCGAAGTCGAGCGTCAGGGTTTCGCCATCAGCGAGGGTGATGGTCGAACCGTAGTCGATGTAGCCGATCAATGGCTTGTTCGTGGCCGTGTCGTTGTAGACGACGGCGTAGCGGAAATTGGTGATAGCACCGCCCGATGCAGTGATGACCTCGTCGGCGATCGCCACCTTCGCGACGCCTGCGGTTTCGGTCAGCACCACAGCGTCGAGCACATAGCCACCCGCAGCGTAGGCGCCGCCCGTGACCTGGGCAATGTCGGCCAGCACCGCAGCTGCGGCCGCCGGCACGGTGTTCGTCAGCGCCGCCTTGAAGACGTGCGCCCCGAAGTTATGCACGCCACGCAGCACCTGCTCGGCAAAGTCGGGGATTTTTTGAAGTTGGGGCATTTCCGTTCCTGTCGGTGGTGTTGAATTCGACGAGATGCCGAACGCAGTTCGGTAGACTGATTGCAGGCCGGGGGTTGTGCCGTCCCCGTATGCCATCGCATCGAGGCCCAATGGCCCCGCGTGGACGCCATCGCCGCCGATAAACTTAGTCGGGGATGCTGCGAAGTCGAAATATGCCGATTTAAATGTCGGTGCACTCGGGTTCGAGTAATCCGTAATGATGGCATCGCTGTCAAAGCAAAACACCGTCGTGCCGTTGTGCAGCGACTTGGCGTATGCAATGCATTGCTGTCGGCCATTTTCGGCGGGGGTGCCTGCGGCGTACCCCGTGACGTAATAGTCCGTGTCTAAAACAAACTTTACAGATTCCAGGCCAGGGACCGCACGCACAGCCGCCATGAAATTATCGAGGTTCGTTTTATACGTGGCGAAATTCGAGAAATTGTTTTGGCTGAAACCCGGGACGTGCACGACAGTCGGCCGCAAGCCGGCGTTGATCATGTCCATTGCAACCGCTAAGAACTGCTGCTGGTTGTGGCCTGACCCGGCACCGTTGACCGTGCTGATAGGGTGCGTCGGCGTACTGAGTCCCATCGCAGCCATACGTGCTGGGTTGGCATACTGATAGGCCATGTACGCTGCGCACTTGCGGCTGTCGCCGGTGAACAGCAGCAAATCGGTCGGCAGGGTGCTTTGCGTGTTCGTGACAATCGGGAAGCCGGGGAACGTGTAGTCCTCGTTGTAAGGGCCACCACCAGGGATGCGGGACAGGTCCGCAATAGCATCGTAGTTGACCGACTTCGAGTACCACTCGGTGAACCATGGGAACTTACCGCGTGCGCTATCCCAGGTGTTGCTAGCGTTACTGGCAGCGGTGTAGCCGCCTGCTGCGTCCATCTGTGTCACTTTCACCAGCAGGATGCTACCTGGCTGGCCGTCGGCCCGGGGAATGCTCGCCAAATCCATCACGTCCGTGGACATGTGGATGATGCTGTTGTTGGCCTGGTTCGGGGCAAGGCCGATTTGCTTGCTCGCTGCACCGCCGAACGTGGCATCTTTCCAGCCGTTCGCAGACCTGTCGTTGTAGGTGACTCCATTACGGACGGGCAGATAGGCGTTGCTAATCGTATCCATGGCGATGGCATCAGTGACCGCAAACTGAACTTTGTACGTGCCCGGCGTGCCAGATGCGACCTTACTGCCGACAAGGTGCTGGACCTTGTTGAAGTCCCCCTTAAACTCAAACTTGAGGAATGACGTGCGCACGCCCGAGCCGCCCGTGTTATAGCCTTCATTGGGGCGAAGTTTTGATGCCTGCTGGGTGATCGCCATATTCTTAAACAGCCTTGTTGATTGATTCCAGCTCGACGATTTTCATTCGCCCGCGTCGCTCGTACATCACCGTGGTGACGCCGAGTTCGCGGAGCATATTCAGTGCGCGCGCATGCGTCGCGCGGTCGATCTTGCCGACGGCGCCGTGCACATACACGGTGCTGCTTGTCAGGTGGGTGACCGTGATGATCCCGTCGTAGGCGCGGCGCGCTTCATAGCCGCCCGGCGCGGAGTACACGCGGATGGTCGAAACCTCGCGGGCCATGTGCAGATGGGTCATCGCGGTAGCTTTCTCTTAGCGCGGGAACGAGTCGCGTGCGAGGTGCGCACCGACTCGTTACCGGAGATGCGGAAGATTACTTCCCTGCTTTCGCAGCTTTGGTGTCTTCTTCGTACGGCTTTGCGACCTTGCCGTCGGTCAGGATCTTGGCTTGATCGGCCTCGAAGCCGGCGACGTCGCCTGGACTGTAAATTTTCCAGGGCTTGATGAATTCGACAGTTTCCACGATGGAGTTCCTTGATGAAGGGTTGGCCGACCTGCGGCAGCAGGCCGGCAGTCAGGTCGCTTTAGGCGCCCCAGGTAACCGCGGTCAGAATCGCGATCGATTCGACGTGGCGCGGGCCGAAGTCGTGCTTCGCGATGACGCGCACCAGCGTTTGGTCACGCTGGAAGGCGCTCACGAGATTGCCGCCTTCGTCCTTGTACGTCGCTTCCTTCGAGTAATCGATCAGAAGCGTTTCGTCTTCGCCGATGAAGCAGTCATTGAAGTCCACGAAGTAGATTTCCG